GCCTGTTTTGGTTGTGGTCTTGCTGATTGCTGTAAATACTGCAATCCGCGTTGCTCAGCCTGCACGAGGTAATTCGCGGCAATATGAGGAGGCATGTAATAAATATCCTGAAGCCTTCCCTCTTTAGCCAGCGCATAGGTCGCAGCCGGAGCATTGTCAATTTCGTACATGAGCGCGGCAATATGATCGGGCATAGATTGAATGATCTGGGCATTTGAACGGATTGTTTTAGAAACATCCGGATTAGAAGCCATGATTTCATTCATATTCTCAGCTACCGATAAATCTTGTTGCTGACGCGCTATTTGTTGCTGTTGTTTCAAAGCTTCAAGCTGTTGCTTTTGGCTTTGTTCTGCTAGTTTTTGGTCAAGAGTGTGGTTTTGTTCTGCTTTCATGTAATCAAGAACGCTGTCGAATTTCTCAATATTAGGAGCTTCGGTTTTGTTCTGTGAGTACGTAGATTGCAGCCTTTGCATTTCGGCTTCCAGCGCACGAATACGCGCACGTTGGTTGTCGATATAACGATTTTTCTTATTAAGAGCCTTCTTAATAGTTTTCATTTCCTTGTCGATTTCGCCATCTTCGGACGCGGCTTCAATGGGCTCTTCGCCCTCTACCTCTTCCTTTTCAGCAACATCTTCGGAAACATCTTCTTTACTTTCAACGGCATCAGTCTCAACCGGGGTTACAACCTCAGTTTCGCTACCAGTGATTTCATTTTCGCCTTGCATTAGTACTGCCCTTCTTGATACGCGCCACTTGATTGTGGCATCGCGCTAAGAGACGCTTGAACAGCCGCTTGTTGTGCGCTGAGAACCATCTCTTGTTCCTTGAGTTCAAGCTCTTTGGACTTCAATTGAAGTTCCGCGACCTTGATTTCATATTCCCTGTCTTGCTTTTGCTGCTCTAATTGCAGCTTTAATATTTCAATCTGGTTTTTCGATTGATCGCTTTCGGCCTTAATAACCGTGTCCTGCGCTTTGATTTGCAGCTCGCCCTGTTTGTTTTCAAGCTGCATTTGCACGCCTTGCGCTTCAACCTGCATCCCTGCCATAGCCTGCTTAAGCTGCTCGTTCTCTTGCTGCAGCGCCATGACTTGCGGGTCTTCAGCTTCGTCCTGTAAGGCAGGTGGAAGGATTTTCTTCATACGTTCGGAGAGCGCTTGAGCTCCGGGGAAATCCATGTATTTGAACATCAAATCGCCAGCAACCTCGATAAGCTGCGGCTGTGATTGAATAACCTGCTGGAAGAATGTGGCTGCTTCCTCACGCATTGTTGCAAAGCTTGCGCCTGTCGTGACGGTGACGTTGTAAACGCCTTCCGACAAAAAGAACGGGCGCTCTTGATCTTTAACCATTGCCCCATTAATACCAACTTCATCGGCATCTTCTTCTTTGCCGACAATACGGATAATCTCAGGCTTGTTATGAATGGCAGGAATGGCGTTAACCAGAACACGGCCTAAATGCGTAATCGAGCGCACAAGGTTATCGCCGAAGTGATAAACTGCTCTATCCCCTTCCGTCTTACGTGCCTGAATTGCCACGCCGGACGTTTCATTAGATTGCTGGCCTAGGAATGCGTTATAAAGCCCAAGGGTTGACTTAATATCCTCTGAAGCACGCTGCATGGCGTTGACAATACCCGCCGGGATTTGCGGGCCGGAATTTAACTGCGGCGGCGGTGCCTGATTACCCTTAGCGTCCGTTTGATCGTAACGTAAAACAATCGCATTATCAGGGTCTTTATAATCATCGGCGTAGTTCTCAGTTGTGCCGCCGACTGCGATGATGGTCGCCTTCGGAGCTTTCATCAGCAATTCAGCCTCAGTCGAGGCCCAGAAATTATACCTGCGCTGCGAATCTTTTGCCTTGCGAATAAGCGAGTACAGATTGCGCTTGCCGTCTATCCATGCTTCCTCGCCGTAAACTGGAATGACAGGGATATATTTCCCGGGAAATACTTGCTCTTTTAGTACATCTTGCCCGGAGAGATGGTAACGCATAACGGTACGTTTTGTGCTTTCACGGGTCGGGACATCGCCCATTGATTCATCGTATTCAATTCCTTTACCGTCAGGGCCTTCAGCTAGTGTGATGGTTTCTTCTTCAATCTTGAAATATTCACAAACAACAACCATATCCTCATCAATATCACTGCGGGCATCCTCGCCGCCGAATGACACTGGCTCTTTTCCCGGATATTTCTTCTTGAAATCGTCAACACTCATTTCCTCTAGGACATACGCACACATAGCATCAGAGCCGTCAGGTGCAATGCTGGCAGGGTCAAGTAACACGGCAAGGGGATTAACAACACGCTCTATGTAAAGCTCTTGCTGGAATGAGTTATCGTCTTTGTATCTGTGATCAACACGGATAAAACCAATTGAGCATTTAATTGCTGAGTTAACTGCATAGTCATAAGAATCATCGGCGTTTGATGATTGCTGAATATCGCAAATAAGCCCTTGGAACACTTCCGCTGTATCAATATCAGCACCGCCAGAATGTGGGATGACGTTCACACTCGGCGTGTTCATACGGATATCGTTTGATACTTGATTTACGAACTGGGAAAGCTGGTCAATCTGAAGGGCGGGACGGTTTCTTTTCCTGCGTGATGCGAAGGATTTTGAATCCCATTGTGCGCCCTCTTCGTCGGAAAGAAAGTATAAATCATCCTTGGCCGCCTGATAGATGGACGACCAGTATGACTGCGCGGCTTCGTAGCCGTCTTCAGCATCTTTAACAATATCGGACAATTAGCGCCCTTGCAGCGTTCGATACTGGGCTGTTCGCCATAGCGTAAAATCGGCAATTACCGAAGTTTAATTATGTTACATTTTAATTTAGCAACCGTCAAGCCATCCATCCCGCTCTTGCTTCACGTGCATAAGGATCACTAACTTTTTTGGGTTTAGCATATTCAGCATGGATCAATCCTGTCCTTATTCCATACCGCACGCAGTCCATAATATGATCGTTTTGCTTCACAATGCGCCCCTTCTCATCGCGGCGGTAAATTCTATATTCGCCTAGCGTTTCTGTGCATGTTTTAAATATCTTTAGCCGTCCTGTTGTCAGGCGTTCATAAACATCGAATATGCCAGCCTCTATAGTGTTATCTGCAGAGAACAATTTTAGCCCCTGTTCACCATAAAGCCTGATAAGCTGCTCCCCGTCCTTTTGCGACCTGCCTCTCGAAGCTGGATCAATAGCGCCGTTATAATCACCCTTGGCCTTTATAGTAGCGGCATGGACAGCAGGCTCGGCCTGCCCTTTCTTGTAATCGTGCGTGATGTAAACCGTATCGCTTTCGACATCATGCGCTAACCACGCTGCGGCTGTTGCATTCCATCCCACGTCCATTCCGTAACACACTTTCCAATGGTCAGGGATTGCAAACGGCTCGACGATTATTTCGCTCTCAGGGATTGGGTACACAGCACCACTACCAAGCTGAGGGATACCCTTTGACCGCGCATCTCTTTGATACGGCGGGAGAGCAGCCATAAGCTCGGATTTTTCACTCTCTCCAAGGTGCGGGGCATCATCCCAAGTTGCTGTAACAATTGAACAAAGACCCTTAGCCTGCTTTTCCTGCATGGAAAGGACAGTTTCAGATAAACCCTTAAGCGGCGTAAATGTTAAGAGAACAATCCCGCCTGTTGTCATAGTACGTATTAGATTTTCATTATGTATCTCAATAGGTGGTTCTTCGTCCTCTAAAATAACATCGCGGGCAGTCGCTTGGAATGCTGTGCGTCCTTGGTCGTATGACTGGAATTGGAGTGTCGATTCCCCGCCACCCTTGAACTTTACCCGCACCGTGTCGATTGCATCAGGAATACCCGCCTTTGGTCTTACGGCAATAATGCAATCACGGGGGATCATGCCCGTACCGATCTCGCCCGGCTTACCTAGCAGTTTCTGCTGGATTGAATCCCTGACTAGCTTTCCTGTCTCTCCGCTAACCAATACATCTACGGAACGATTAAACCTCTTGCCATCCCACCAGTCCGGATAAAGGCCTGTTAACCACACAGCGACAGCATACGCGCCTGTCTCGGACTTCCCTGCCCGGTTAGCAGCCATAAAGCATGATTCACGAAACTTTGCCGTGTCGCTTAAAAACTTAGTGTGCTGGATGTAACCAGACCGAGCGAGCGGGCCGTATTCAGGGAAATAATAATCGAGCTTATAAAATTTCCTGCGCTCTTTTTCAGCGATTAAATCAGCCGTTGTTATTTCCGGGATCGAGGATAGCTGTGAGCTGGTCATCAGGGATTGCCTTCAGGAGCTTTTGTTTAATGTCTGTTACGTCTTTGATTTCATGCTTTTGCGCCCCGCCGTCTGCGCCAGTGCTTTCACTGCGTGTGCTGAACTGTTCTTTACGTCTTCTCTCTAACCACCATTTGGCATCAGCTTCATTGCCTGCGTTGATTGAGTTAGCAAGAACGTTTTTTGCCTTTAAACTCAATGCGTTCTTAAGTATCTCTTTTCGCTCCAAAAATTCAGGATTGGCGTTCTGGTAATTGTATAAAGTTGATTTGCCTATTCCCGCATAAAGACAAGCCTCTAAGTCTGTCAGGTCATTGGAAAATGCCTGTTCTAATTTCTGGAGAACAATTTCATCAACAATGGGCGGTCTTCCGACATCCTTAGCCATTAGCTGCCATAAGCCTCCCATGCCCCGCTATGATGCTATTCTTCTCGTCTATCAGGATGGGATTGGTAAAGCCAAACTCTTTTATGCTTGCCGCGATCTGGTCTATCTGTTTATCGGAATGTGTACGGCTGTTATTGACGTAAGGTATTAAGTCGGAAATTGGCCTTTTTTCTATCTTCACTCAATACCCCTGTTTAATTTGCGCCCCAGCTCTTACATGTGGGTTCTATCGAGGCAGTTCCAGAATAGGATACTGCGAAGGCAATTAGAACCGGGGCAGCCTTCCAACGTTTCCATCAGTCGGCTATTCTGTGATTATATTAACAATCTATCGGGGGTATGTCAATTATCCCGCTTGAGTGATTGGTATATGCCTTGGTATGCGTAAAAAACATATAAAGGCGGAATTTCGCTGCGCTCCCAGTTTCCTATTGTTCTCATGGTTACATCAAGAGCGCGTGCCATTTCTTCTTGTGTTAGTCCTAATGCTTTACGGGTTTGTTTTAGCATTTTCTTCTACTGTTTTTGCCCTTCTTCTGATTTCATAATTTTTTAATTCTATTAAAACCCTTATAAGCTCATCAAGATCGGCCTCGTGCCTGAGGTTTATGCCTGCGAGGCCCCTAGGGTGGTCAACCAACACAACCCCATCTTTCATGTTTACTACGCCCAGCATCTAATCATTTCCTGTTATTAATTTGTCTGGGCTAAAATCTATGTAAAATTTACGGCACTCGGCTATTATAAGTTTCATCATTTCCTCAGTGGGATAATCGTTAAGGCCGCAAACATTCCAATGCCTATTGTTCAGATCATCAATTACATCTAAACGCTGTAACTCGCCCACTGTTCTTATGAGCAACCGGACATTATCGGGCATTGGTAGTTTCTTTGGTTTTCTAAACCTCATTCATTCTCCCCCTCCTGTTGAGTTGCGCTTATCAATAGATGCCTGAAGTTCGCTGATATAACGCGCTCCATCCAAAAGTTTCAACACATCAGGATTGGTTTCTAGGAGCTGGAGGAGGAGTTGGGATGCCTTCATTGTCTTATAGCCATCGTATTGTTGGCCTTCCTCTATGGTGTGCAGTCCGGGCGTTTCATAAAATGCGCGTTCACGCTCAACCACCGCCTTCAGCTCTTCAACATCTATGGTCATGCTCTTTTGTTCCATGCTGCTATTGCCTCGCAAGCCTTAACTCCCACGGGCTTTCTGGCTCTATTGAAACTATGCAATGTTTCCGATCCAACAGCTTCAACACATCAGGATTGGTTTCTAGGAGCTGGAGGAGTGTTTCTGCGGCTTCCAATACTATTATCCTATCGCCAAGCGTGCCTTGCCAATCAAACGTGGAGCGCATGTTTGCAATACTAGCAGCCGTCTCTTCAATATCTTTTGCGATGGTCATGCTCTTTTGTTCCATGCTGCTAATTGCATCTTCTCAAATTCCTTAACAGTCATAAATACATTTTCGCCTATATGAACATCATTAGCCTTTTGAACGGCTTCTAAACCGTACTTTCGTATATAATAATCGCGTGTGCTTTCTTCCGGTTTTTGATCGTATGTCATTTTGCTTCCCTGTATTTGGTTAGTGCTGCGTGAACTTTTGCAGTTCCTTCGTCACTTGCGCTCAATCTCCAGCAATCATGACAGCCGTCAACTGTGTCTAAAACCAGCTCCAAAGCCTCCGCAAGTTCGTCTGCTATTGTCTTTGGTGTTGTCATTTATCCCCCATGTATTCATAAAAATGCTTGGCGTGGTTGTATTTCAATGACCGAGGGTTCAGTTTTAAATATTCCTTCAAGTCTATACTTGCCTGAGGAATTGAGGTTCCGAATTTGCTTGTTATGTCAGTACGATTAATCCTCCCGTGTTTCTTGAGGAATTTGCTTATAAATTCTATACGTTGCTTTCTTGCCCAGTTCATAATAATCCAGCCTTGTGTAATTCTGTTAAGTAGTCTTTGTAAACATCCCTTTGTTTCACGCGGGGCCCCTTTTTTAGGTGGTATCTTTTTAGGTGGTATCTATTGTAATGATACTTTATGGCCGAACCCCCGACACCTGAAAACAAATTGCCTATTTGCCAAAAATCCATTCCTTCAGCAAGATGCTTGTTAATTATAGCCATCCGCTCTTCTTGTTCGTAATATTGAGGGTATCTGTACATATTCTTAATATACGGTTAATCTGCATAGATGTCAAATAGTTTTAATTCGTATCATTTTTATATTGACACCGCCTTTTTCCTATGCTTTACTGATGACACTGAGCAACAAACTCACGCAAAGGATTTAAAATGACCCACCCCGATGATATAGAAGACGTAAAAGTCGCCCTCAGAGCCTTTTACGACAAACACAAAGCTATCCTCGAAGAAGGAAACGCAGGGTACTTTATCCTAGAGGCTATTCTTGATTTAAGCCGATATGAGGCTTTTGCTCAAGATGCTATCGAGGAAGATGCGCCTTCGGAGTTTAACGAGCTTGCCGTATGGAATAAAGCGCAATTAGGAGTGAAGTGATGATTAGATCAGCAATATATGAGTTTATATCTATACTTTTGGGCCTGATGGTGGGCTGGGTTTTGTTTGTTATTTTATGGGGGCTTCATGGATGAAGAAGAAATCATGAGATTCGGTATCAATCAGGGGGTTAATTTCAGCAACTTCCTTTGGTACAAAGCAAGACAAGATCCTGAATGGTTGCCTTATGCAGAGGATGTCCATTCTTTAGTTAAAATGCTTTCGCTGGATTATGCTGAGTACCTTAGAAAACACGAACTTGAGGTGATAAAATGAAACTACAAATCGCATTCTATATCGTTTCTGTGTACGCGGCGTTGCTTAGTGGAGCTGCGGCTATGGTATATTTTAACATTGTACAGGTTCAACAGATAATGCAATAATGGGTTTACTGCGTAAAACCGGGGGCTTAAACGGCTCCCGGTTATTCTATTCTAATCCTGATAGCTCTTTTTTGATCCTTAACCTTTTTAATCACAAAACTGACTTGCTGGCCCATTGTTAGCTTATCAATCCCGCTTTTTTCCAGTGACGCGCCGTGTACGAATAAATCAGGCTCGTCTTTTCGTTCAATAAAGCCATAACCTTTTTCCTCATTATACCATTTGACAGAACCATTGAACCTCTCCCTTGGCGGGAGGTTCTTTTTTAAAGGGTTGCCAATAGCGTCCAGTAGTGGCGGCGGGGTGTTTTGGCCATCACTTAAAACAAACGCCTGTAGACCCCCTTTAATCACGCGTGTGGGCATTCTATTGGCTGGGGGTAGGTGTCTCATATCGGAACCCCGTTGCGTAGCCCTGTTGTGCGGATAACTGGCATCATCTTGGTATGCTCGGTGCCTTCATAGTCAACCCATGTGTAAGGCTCCTCGACAACCTTGGCTCTGACATTTTCATATCCCCTAGAGTGCCAGTATTTTTCAACTGTCTTTGCGGCCTTTTCCTGATCTCTCCATGTAAGGCCGTATTTGCTTGCTATGCTTGGCATTAAACCTCCCTTAAAAACTCAACAACGTCATCAACTGATTCAAATATGGCAACCTGACCAAGCCAGCCGGTATGCCATTTTTCTTCGTCCTCGGTTAAAACCCGTTTTGACGGTGGTAACGAGCCGTCTTTAATTTCTGCGAGAAAAGTCTGCCCATGGTAGCCAAAGCAAATGTCGGGGAAACCTCGGCCAAGTGTGTGCGTGTGCGAGACTGAGCAGCCCAATTCTCTTAGGGCCGCAACGATTGCAGGCTGGTTAGTGTCTACCTTAGACTTCCGGCGCATATACCCATCCCGCTGTTAACCAGTCTTTCCGAAGAATATCCGATTCCTCCCATTCAGCCATACAGCTCATTTCTAGCTCTGCGTGAGGGCGAATGTTGTTTTCGTATGTGGTTAAATCGTCTTTCATTGGCTTTCCAACTTCTTAAACATATTAAATCCATTTTTATCCAATGCGTTAACAGCTAAAGAAAAAGCCGCCCATGCTTCGTCATCAGGGTTTCTTTCCCTAGAACCGTATTTTGCTAATATGGGGATTGCTGCTACTAACGCCTTAATTAATATTTTGTTTTCCTCAGTCATCGTCTGCTTCTTTCTTAGGCTTTGCCAGCCAATTCATAGTTAATTCTTGCCAGCGTTTCTGTACTTTATAAGGCTTTGTTGTGAACCATTCGTCTATACGCTCTAGCTTGGCGCGGAATTTTGCCTCGTCGCCTGAACCTTCAGTATTAAAATAAACCCTGCAACTATCGCCATCAAGCTCAATAACGTTTCCGTTAAATCCTTCCCCAGAAAAAGGAAAAGTGTAATAACCAAAATGCTCTTCGACTAAATCTTTTATGTGTTTCATTTGCTCCCCCGAGCGTTAAAATAATCTAATTCTTCCATAGTCCGCTTTCCGCTATCCCCGGTATCTCTACCTTTGCGGCCTTTAGGGAGAAAGATATCAAGAGCCGTATAACGCAGATGCCTATTTACTGTTGGCCTTCAGTCCCCGGTTGCCTTTACTTTTTTGAAGGCAAAAATCACCGTACAAAGTCTGCGTTTCGTCCATAGCCTCTTTCAAGCATTTGGCGGGTCGGAAATCCTTTGTCTGGCAAAGTGCCCCCGGCTCGGTAGGATTTTTAAGCTTTCCTCAAAGCATTGCAGCCACATCGAACAAGGGATTGACAGGAGTGCGGTATTAAGATACCGTATCTTGTGTAATCATCACTTGAACCTCGGGTCTGCCTGCAAGCTCACCGAGGTTTTTCTTTTTTAGTTGGTCAGGTAGGCTGGATTTGAACCAACGACCCCCTGAATCCAAATCAGGTACGCTACCAAGCTGCGCTACTATCCGTTTAATCTTTGTATGGGTCATGTTCGTTTGCGCCTGCCATGCAGACAATAATTGGCGTTAATCTGGTTTCAACTTCTATGCTGTCTGTATGAAAGGCAAGAACCTCATCCAGCTTTTTATAACAATCAGGCGATTCATCCGCCCCACCTCCGAATAAATGAACGCCCTTGGATTTTACTTTTTGGCGCATTTCATCTTCATTGATAAGACCATCAGAAACCTTTACACGCTTTGCGCCCCATCCCTTAAATTTACCAGCGGCCTTCGTGCGCGACATTACACGCCCAGCCCCGTGAACCGTGGAATAGAGATTCTCTTTCGCTTCAGGCGTGTCCAAGCCCCTAACAATAACGCTTACATCCGACATTGTAGAGCCGATAAAGGAACGCTGCCCCGGAAACGCAGGAGTCGATCCCTTACGGACAACGTAATATTTTTCCCCATCATGTTCTTCGATAAAAGCGAAGTTATGGTGGTTGTGAACCTGATCCGTAAATTCATCCGTTCCTTGAATGATCTTTGCAACTTCACGGCAAACCCACTCACGGCCTGCATAGGCGTATTTACCGCCCAAGACCATACATTCGTAGTAGTTCTGGCCAATATCAGAGTTTAAATCCACAATGGCCGGGTCTGCATTCATATCGTCTTTCGCGCCGATCTTTTTAAGAAAGTGCGTGGTTGCTTTGTGCCCTATTCCTCTGGAGCCAAAGTGAACGCCGATCCAGACAAAATCATCCTGATCTTTAAAGACATCAACATAATGATTCCCAGAACCGACAGTTCCTAGCTGAGAAGCAGCTAAGTCCTTTAACCCCGCAATCCCTTCGTTTGACCAGTTTGCTTCTGTGTCGAGAAATTCAGCCTCTACAGGAGTAGCGTTTTTTCTACCAATTCCAAATGAGATTCGGTTGGCGATTTTCTGCCCGATATGATACCATTCATCATGATCTAACTCGTTGTATTTCATAGGAAGTTTAACCGCCATGTTGCCACAGGCGATGTCAAAACCTACGCCAGAAATGGAGATTTTATCCTTGTATGCTGCTACCCCGCCGATAGGATGCCCGTAGCCCAAATGACCATCAGCGCAGAGAATGAATTTATCCGCACCTTTCGCCAGCACATTACGCGCTTGGGCTATCGTGTTCTCTTCGTGATTGCCAATGATTTTAAGCATAAAAAAGCCCCTTAATGGTGTATTCCAAGAGTTGCACCCCCTGAAACCCACCATTAAAAGGCTTCGCTATGTGCAACCAGCAAACGCATTATATTCTGAACCTAATCGGTTTTCAAGCATTATTGCAAAATATTTTTGTTGCGGATGTATATGGGGGTGGTAGGATTAATGTCCCGGCGGGATTCTCACACGGGGCTGCGAGGTGAGTGCGACAGTGCGCCTAGAATAGCTGCCAGCCCCGGCTTTTTTCCTATTGCATAGGTTGTTCTTGGTCGATCAGGCCGGACACGATAGGCCCAGTTTCAAGAAGAATCTCTTCGATAAAGTTTAAATGGCTTTCAATGAATTTTTCTATCTTGTTCTCGTAAAAAGCCCTGCCAGCCGCTGTATGCTGATTCGTTGCCGAACGCCGAATGTCTGAAATATCTTCCAGAACCTTATTCATGGCTGATTGATAGGCTTTATAGCAGTCTGCGTCTGTGTGTATACCAAGTTCCATAGCTTCTCCTGAAAAGTCGGGGGACGCTGGAAATGTAACTAAACAGCGCCCCCTGTTGCACTATCGCATGGTGAAACGCGATAAAATAATATTACATTATTTAGCTTGATTGTCAACTAAGTATTTGATATTGTTGTCACTTGTTGTGGTGTGTTGCTAGGTGTTGTGGCTTTTGGCAATAGCTATAACACCACCAACATATAACGGGCCTAGTTTCTGGTTTCCCCGTACAAATTTCGCAATACATGCCCCTCTCCAAGCCCTTATGCAGAAATCACGTTTCACCAAACGGCCAATTTAAAAACCTGTCGGTTCTTTCTATTAAATCCTCATCATCAGCCCATGCGGTGTTTTCTCTAAGCAAAGCAGTGGCCTTTCGCAATCTCCAAATAACCACAGCCAAAGCTAAAATTAGAGCCATTATTACCATGTTTCATTTCCCCCTCGGTTCTGTGGTTTGTTGTGTGGCTAGATTAAGGTTTCCTGAATTGGCTGCCGTTCGGATTTCTCTATTCGTCTGCAGGCCGCGTCAAAATACTTAATCTCTCGTTCAATGCCTGTAAATTTCTTGCCCTTGCGAACGGCGGCGACTCCCGTGGTGCCGGAACCCATGAAGGGATCAAATATTGTCTCAACGTCCTTCGGTAAATGTCCTATGCACCATTCCATTACCTCTAGGGGCTTTTGTGTCGGGTGATACCTTAGTTCGTTTCCTTCGCGGATCATGCCATTCCACAAATGGCGTTTTAGCCGGACGGCTTTATTAAGGTTCGTCCACGCTAATTCACAGTCTGCGAAGTCGTTATCACCGTTCTTTTTATCCCATATAAGATAGCATTTTGTGGGAGGAAGTTCAAAGAAATTGCCGCCGAAAATCACTTGATATTTTGAGGTTTTTCTAATAGAATCAATTAGTTCTTTCGAGGGCGTGGACTTGTCCCAATCGAAGGCTCCGTAATCTCTGGGCTTTGCCAGCTTACGACGAGAAGCAACTTTTTTGTGGTGTTCGTTAATCCCATACGGAGGGTCTGTCACAAGAGCGTCGAAAGGCCCCAACCCCGGCAGCAATTCTTCTGAATCACCGCAATACAGGACGGCATCCCCTATAACCTCTTTCATCTCATCCCCTTAAACCCGAAATAGGGCTATCCCTAAGCTCCATTACCGTCCTCCTGTGGTGCTGTTTAATTCGTCATAACTCAGCTTCACCCGTGATTGCCTTGCTGCCGAGATTAGCTTGGCGTGGGCTATGGGTGGAATCTTGCCCCTGCTTTTCCATGAGTAATATGTCGGCATGTGGAAGCCGTTCTTCGTGCAAATCTTATGTATTCTCGCCCAAAAATCATTCATACGGTTTACCTTATATTGCAGTCCGCAAGATTGCAAGTGAAAATAATTTAAAATAGTTGTTGCAATCAGTCTTGCAGCGTGCAATAACTTAGGGGCAAGGAGATTCACATGCAACTAACCCTAGACCTCTATAACCCGACTGAAAAACAGAAGAACCTTGACGACCATTGGAATGCACTAAAGAAAAAGCGTTCCATGAAAGAGGCGGCAAAGTATACAGCATTCGTGCTTATGACGGATCGATTATTTTCGGAGGTGAGAAATGTTTAGTGAGCAAGATTTGAGGGAAGCGGAAGATAGCCCAGTTTTGGGGCCAGCATACTTTGACGCTCGGCGAGTGGCTGAAAGGCTAATGAAGGATTTTGAGGCAGAGTTATTTGAGCCTCTTCTTAAAAAGGCATCCGATGGTTTTTATGATGCTGTGCGTGACAAGGTTGAAACCTTTCTTCTGTCTGACACCGAATGCAATATCCAAGGCGAAATGTATCGCATGGTAGATAACTGTGTAGAGGCGCTTCTAACCGGAAAGCAGTGGGCTTTGCAGAGATATGCTTTGACTGACAAATTTGACGGGGCAGCGATTAGAGAAGGCATTATTCAGCACATTCCCGAAGAGCTAAAAGACAAGCGAATATCTGACCTTGAGAAAGAACTAAAAACACTGAAAGAAGATTTGCAATGGCATAAGAGCAGGTATTGAACATGTGGGAAGTAATATTTGAAACTGACGAGAAAATGGAGGAAATATGGCTACAGAAACAAGCAAAAGAGAAACCAACACCTTAACCGATAGGCTGAGCCGGATACAAAAGGCATTGAAAGCCCCTAAAGAGGCCAACAAGAACGTTGCCTACAAGTCGCGGTCTGCTGAACAGATTTTAGAAGCTGCCAAGGAAGTTCTTGAGGAAGGCGAGATTATTGTCTGTCGGGACGAAATTGTTATGGTTGGCGACAGGTACTACGTTAAGGCCACTGCATTATTTGGTTTTGGAGGCGCAGTCGTTGAATCTAGCGCGTTTGCCAGAGAAGAAGAGTTTAGCAAATTTATGTCCTCGGCGCAATTAACAGGTGCTTGCAGTTCATATGCGAGGAAGTACGCTCTAGGAGGTCTATTCGCCATTGACGATTCAAAGGATGATCCAGACAAAAACAAGCCTGATATACCTACGCTTGATGAGAAGAAAAAAGAGCGCGACTTTAACTATGCGCTTTCTTCTTGCCAAACAGTCGAGGAGGTTAATGATTTGTTAGGTGGTGATTTGCCTGATTATTTATCAGACGCTGCCCACATGCGAATTAAAGGCCTTGAGCGAGGAACGACCTTCCCACCTGCAAAGTATGGGTTTATCAATGTAGAAGAAGCCCTAGAGTTCGGCAAAGAAGCCAAGCAAATGATTGAAGGCTCTAAACTTGAATATCTGGAAGTCTGGATACAAACTAACGACCATAAGATCAAGGCACTCGATAGCATGTTAAAGGCTGCGATTTACAATAAGGATGGAAGCCCGTCCGATAGATTATTTAAACTTTATGAAACAAGATTAAAGGAGCAAGCATGAACGTAGTTTGTATAGCCGGAAACCTGACTAAAACACCTGAGTTGAGGACAACTCAAAGCAATAAGAAAGTAACCTCCTTCACTATTGCTGTTAACGAAGGCAAAAATAAAACTGAATTTGTCAATTGTCAGGCATGGGAAAAGACTGCTGAACTAATTTGCGAGTATTCTAAAAAAGGAGACCGTCTGGCTGTAAGCGGCAGGCTTTCTAGCACAAAATATACTGACAAAGACGGTGTGGAGAAATATAAAACTGAGGTAGTTGTTTCCCAATTTGATATGCCGCCAAAGCGAAGCACAGAAAACCTAGACGCAGGGCCAAAGACGGCTGCAGGGGCAGCTAGCGGAGGAGGTATTGAAGAGAATGAAATACCGTTTTAAGCCATGATAGACGAAAAAGAAGCAGATAAAGCATCCCAATGGATTTACGACAACTGCGTAACGATTGCAGATGCTAAAGCTTCCCGTGTGAGAGCAGAAGAGTTTCTGCGTGTCGTCAGGTCTGAGATACAGCTAACCACTGAAGGCACTGTTGCACACAAGGAATCGACAGCTTTTGCAAGCGATGAATATAAGGCGGCTCTTGAGGAATACGTTAAAGCCGTAAGGGATGAAAGTTTTCTACAGACTAAACTGAAGGCCGCTGAGTTAAAGATTGATTTATTCAGATCGATTAATGCGAATCTGCGGGGGTTAAGGTGAATATAAAGGACATGCCACTACAGGCGCAGATTGACAGACTAAAATTTAAACGGGGCCAGTTAATAGCCCAGCGAAACAAGATAAACGATAGCTTACGACTAACAAATAGCAAGATAGGTATTTTGGTGGAACGCGATGAGAAAGAAAAAACCGAAGAAAAAGCACTACGTGATAGACAAGTCAATGCTGCCGTTTGGAATCAAGGGGAGATTAGAGGATAATGATTATCTTGCGTCTTATAATGGTAGCACCTGTAATGCTTCTGATAACGGTATTGATACTTGCGGTAAAAGCGCAGTTGGTTGTCATATCCGCATTGGTGAGAATGGGAAATCTTGTGGTATGGGGCAAAAGCCGGACGATGACCTCACGGAAGCTTTATGCGGAGATCATCACGCCGAGCAATCGGGAAATGAAGAATGGTTTTGGATTGAGAAAGTGTACAAACCACAAAGGCGCAGAGCTTACTTAGTATGGAAAAACACCGCGATGGAGAAATGAGATGATGAACGAGAGAAACTCCCGCAGGATCGACAAGAGCCTTCTCGATTGGGATAAGCCGCTACCTAAGTTTATCAGGTTTGTAAAATGGCTATTTATAGGAGAGCCAAGATGACAACCCCAACACAAAACGCTTTGCAGGACTTCGACCGTCGAATTGACAGTTTGCGGTATGTTCTTAATTTTGCAAATAGTGAGCCTAATAAAACTCTAGGCTCAGTTATAAATTCAACGTTTCATAAACTTCCAGATGGCAGAATGATAACGACTTATCGGGAACTTGAAAACCTTTGGGAAAGCAGAGAAACCATCCGCCAATCCCTGCAAACACTCGAAGCTCTAATGCCTCTGGTTGAGGAGATGGCGGAGGCTGTTGTCGATATGGCTGCCACACTAAGCGACAACAACATCACCTATCCACGGGGCGCACCGATTAACAAAGTGCTTAAAAAACACACCACAGCAATCGCCACTGCTGCGAACATTTCAAACAAGATCAAGGAGGTGTTGAAGTGATCCCCGGTGTCCTCAGTGTTGGCAATGTTGTGTTCGATGTGAACGAGCCGCCAAAGCGCGTGATAACGATGGCGCGGCACTTCAAGGTCATAGGCGTTGAGCATGATGGCGATCAGGTCAGGTACAAGCTGCGTAATCGGTACAAGACAAAATTAACAGATTGGAGAGTAAAGCCATGAGTGAATTAAAGATGCCGGAATTGCTGCCGTGTCCGTTTTGTGGAAGCCAGCCTAAGTTTTGGAGTGGTCTGGGGACACAGGCTGATTTAACGTGCGAAGATTGCGGACAAGCCAGCGTTGGTATTCAGGTTTGTGATTTGATGACATACGAAGAACGATATGCACCGGAAAATGCGTTCTGTGGTGAACATTTAAGTTACCCGCAATGGGCAATTGATCGTGTAAACACGGAGCTTGCAAAGCTTTGGAACACCCGCGCCGACCTCTGCCCCTCCCGCGCAGATGCGGGGGAAATAGTTGAGAGTTTCCCTGTGGCCGAGATTGAGAAGTTCGTTGAAAGCCACGGTACACAGAAAGTAGCCGCTAAATATTTGAATATTAGCGAACAATATCTCTGCGACATTTTACAGGGCAGACGCAGCGTTTCAGAAAACATAGCGAGTAAATTTGGCTGGCGTCCGGCGTGGTTAAGAGCAGCACCAACACAGGAAGGGGCGGGGGATGGTTAAACGTAAGCGTGACGGATATTTTTGCACGATCTCAACTGACCGATATTCCGAAGATCAGCGGGACTTTCTGCGCCGACGAACTCTGCCATTTCTCGATGTTTCAGGGCTTGATAAACCTATTTGGCACCTTCTGCAAGAAGCGTATTTACAAGGACTGCGTGATGCTACAGACGTAATTCACAACAAAGGAAAAGAAAATGAAGAGATTATGGGGTATTCGGCACATTAGATTTTGGTTCAAGATGGTTGCGCTTAACATGCACGTTGACCGCTGCCGTTCTATTGGCCTTGGAATATGTGCTTCACAGGCTGATATTGATTATTTGCAAGATGTTTGGGACGGAAAGGCATAAACCCATGAGCGATAAGATAAAAGTTGCTGAGGCGCTGGAAGCCTTGAGCGACCTTATAAAAATGGCAATGAATAAATTCCATGATAGCCGAGGATGGAATATTGAGGTAATAAATGACCGCGCTGATACAATACGTTCCACCCTCGCCAGCCTCAAAGAAACGCCGTGTGAAGCCTCCCTGCGCCCTGATAAGGCGGTAGAGCCCGAGACAATTGCAGTGTTTGAATTTATGGATGAGAAAATAAACGTCACAAGAGAAAACAGCGCATTCGTGCGAGTTGTAAAGGACTTTATAGAAAGCACGTTAAACCCAAAATCGGAGAGCGAATGATCTTCGTCTACACAGGATCAGCAGCTATGCCAATCCATGCTCAGGTAGTAAGGTATATTTCACCTGAAACTTCCCGCCTGTCGCCCGTAGAAAGTCCTGACGGCACTGAAGCTTCCGCGCCAGCTTTGCATCAGCCTCTTCTTGTGAGCTTGCGTTAATGTGAACATCTACGGGTCTTACCCTATGATGAAAGCTGAATGCGTGCGCTATGAGTGACATGCGGCTACCGTCGAAGTGTTTCATTTTATCTCCTTTTTAATAAGCCTGCGAAATATAAGATATGCGTAACCGATAATATCCATCCAGTGATCTGCTTTATTGGGCTGGCCGTGGCCTATTCTCGATATCTTTTTTAGAATGCTTTCAATCGCGTCCCTTTGATCGAGCATCATTGAGTTCCAGTTCGGCGTCTGGCGCACAATCTGGAAAAGCTGCTGGGCTGTTTTAGCTTGCTCTAAATAATTACCATGAGTCGCCCCGCGCTCGCTCAAGATTTGATCTATAGGTTTTTCCCAATCTTCCATTTTCAATCACTCTGAATAATAATATCTGCCATCACGCCGGGAATAAGCACTTCCGATATCTGGCAATCCGGACTGATAAGGCTACGGCAATCATGACCTTGGCGATAATCATGAACAACAATATAAGCAACCGAAATGCCATCAGGATATTGTTTGAAAAGCTCATCAACCTTTTTCTTTACGGCTGTTGCGGTAACGCGGTCTTTTCTTCTTCTGATTAACTTCAGCGCTGGCTTCACTTGATCTCCGTTGTCTTTACAAAAACCTTACTCTTTATGTATGCCCTGCAAGAATTACATCTATACCCTTCGTATTTGCGGGTCGATGTATAGAACGGATTATCTTGGGAAATATCGGCTGATTCACACACTGGACAGATATTGTGTTCAACACCCTTTTGATAAAGCCCGCGATTTGGTCTGTTCTTTGCCCAGCCGCGCAGCTTTAAATATACCCCCTCAAGAACTCTCACATCCTTCCTATTATATTTAACACATTTTTTGATTTCTTCCTCATCTCCTTTAGAAATAAGGCCCCAATCAGGGGCCTCGTCTTTCTCATCTAAACCTAAAAATCTTGCTAAATACTTGAGATCATTGGCTTCAAAGTCGGCGACTTGCCGCGCTAATTTCAAGGTATCAACTGTTAAATAAGGCTTTATCGGGTCAAAACCGTGGAATATGCAGCGTTTATTTATCTGCCTTATATCGAACTTATCGACATTATGGCCAACAACAATATCGGCTTCGGAAAGCAAGGCGTGCATAACCTTGACTACCGCATAATCATCCCTATAGTCTTTGGCGAATCTTTCGGGATCATGTAAGACAGAAGCCGAGCCAATCGTATTACTACCCAGCCACTTCCAGCCAACACAGACAATCCATACGGGGGTTTTGATCCAATCGGAGGGGAGGAATTGTGAGTATAGTTTCCTTTGATAGCCATCGCCTTCAAAGGTCATCTTGCCGGTTTCAATGTCGATCAATAAAATACGTGCTTCGGATTTGATTGCGCGTATGTTGATCATCTAATCGCCCCACCTGCAATGGGATTTCCCGTACTCATTATGAGAAAGTAACTGCTCGACTAGATCGTCCGAAATAACTAGAACATCAGCCGCTGTCGGCCTTATTGGGTAAAATCCTCGGCACTGGTCTTTCATATTTAGCGAGGCGCAGCCTGCGTTCATCAGGAGACATATCAGCAACATCAGCGTTGATTTTCTTGCGTTCATCTTCTGCCCTCAAGTTATCTTCCAGTATATCGCGCTCGTTTCTTAGCCTTTCAGCTTTCGCGAACGAGCGGGCTATCCATAGGATAAACCCGCTCACTGCGACGATACTCAGTAAAACAGCAATCATTCGTTTCCGTAGTTACCATGCAATGTAGAAGCATCTGCTTCTTCGAACGCTTGCTCTAAAGAAGCCTTAACGCCTTTGGATTGAGCAGCATCAAAGCCGCCTTCGTTAACACCGGGGCCGAATGCAAAAATCCAGCCTGTAAAAATCAAAAATGGCACAAACATTATTTTTTCCCTTTCTTAACATCGCTATCAGAGAAGAACGTCAAAACGAACGCCAGCACGGACGCGCCAGCGGTTGCAAACAACTGAGTTTGCTCAGGCGAGAAATGAATACCAACCAGAGTAAGCGCAGTCGCTAGACCAGCATAAGTGCTGGGGTATCTTAGATATTCTACTAATTTATCAAGCATGAAATCTCCCTATAATAAAGTTTAGCGGGGCTAAGGTTTCTCTTATTAAATGAGGTATGTATGAACCTGCCCCCGCTGGTTGCATTATACCATAGTGCGGCGTGCTTTCAAAACCTCAATTGCCTCGATGAAATCAGCCACCCTCAAAGGCGTTTGTTTGGCCCATAAGCTGTTTTGTAAATTCTGTATAACCTTGTCAAATTCATGGCGTACCAGTAATTTATATGAGTTTTTAAACTTAACGGAAAAATCACCTAATTGAAAATTCACCGAGATTAAAGCCGCCAGCCACTCAGGGGTTAAGATGTTAATCTCTTTCCATTGTTTGTATGATGTGTTCAAGGCTTTATCGCTGTCCTTGTTAAAGAATATGTCTATTTGAATATCGCTTATAATATCGCCAAGCTTTAGTTTATCTTCCGGTTTGACTAAATGGCCGATGCCAACGGTGGGCTTTTTTAAGCTATCTAAATAGACCTTATTCCTGCGCCCTTCCCGCTGTATCGCGTGCGCCTTCCATATCTTCATGGCTTCTTCGATCATTTAAACAGCCACGCGAACATAGCAGCAAGTCCGCTTATAGCAGCACTAAACCCCGCCGCGCCCCAGATAACTTTTTTTTTGTTATCACTGTAATCTTCCCCCAGCGATAAAGCCCTGTTTGCGATGTCTTTAATGTGGGTAAGCTCCGCGCCATGTGTATCAATAATGCCAAATGCTTTATCTACTTTTTTGTCTGTTACAGCGTGCTTGTCTAATAGCATTTCAAGCCTTACGTTAATTCCCGTATGTTGCTGCGTCATGGTATCTTTAACGCCATCAATGCTGTCTTTGATGTTGTCCAAAATCTGTTTCAGGAAGAACTCTTCTTTAGTCATTGTCGCCCATTTCTTTTAACTTATCGCCTTCTTCTTCTAAATTTAACAACATACTCAGTAATGGCTGCAACAACGCTGCCAAATATTCCGGTTATGGCTCTAAAATGCTTGCTGCCAAAATGTCTTGCTCTAAAATGATTAAGCCCCATCTAATGTTACAGCCGTTCTATTGCCATCAACATCAACAGTTGAAATCACCCTGTCTGTTGTGCCATCAATACCAACAAATGTTTCTGTACCGCTACCAGCGCCAGATACTTCTCCGGCCAGCACTGCGGCTATTATTCTAAGAATTTCTGCTGCTGTGTAGCCGCTTTCAATTATTTCAGTCCATGGATTTGATGCAGAGCCTGCATCGTTTAACTTCTCGCCCATCGTGTTTGGCACGTTATTTGCTGCAGCTAGTGCAGACCATACCGCCTGCCCCACGTTTGCTGTCGATAGTCCTGAGCCTGTCACGGTTATATCAGCATCAAGCTCCCCTGTGCCTGTCAACGTCGATCCTGCCGCTGTGCCAGAACCAGCTATCGCGGCAAGCAACGCCCCAAAAGCCTCAAGGTCTGCATCTGTAATGCCGCCTGAGCCTGTGATATTGGCAACGGCTGCAAGGAAAGCTTTTACGTCTGCATCAGATATTGTTCCTGTTCCAGACAGCGCGGAAACAAGCTGAACAACAAGGCTTCCAAATGCAGTAATTGTTCCATCGCCTGAAATTGCTGCCGTAGCAAGTTTAACAGCTAAGGCTGTTGTGCTAATCGTTCCTGTGCCAACAAGATTAAGCGTTGATGCCATACCGCCCGTTTTAGGTGGAAGATGCCACGCCCAATGTGTGTTGTACCCATGATTAAATGCTGATAAGTCGCGCCCTGATTGAGCTGTGTCTGGTGTATAGAACGAGTGGAAAAGTTGCGGCTTGAATTGTGAAAAAGGATTAGTAAATCCTTTCCCCCACTCCCTGACACAATTTCTATTTTGTTGCGCGTAATTTGCTAATATCATTAAGTATCACACCATGTATTGCCACGTATAATTCTATGTATACATTGTTCTGTAACTCCGAATTTTTGCCCTAATTTACGCAAATTAAAGTCCTTTGACCTAGGTAAATAATTAAGTCTTATATAGTTTACGTCTTCCTGCTTAAGTTTAGCGGCTCTTGCTTTTTCTCCAGAATGCAATACATGCAGACCAGTAGATACTGCGTGACGCATATTTTCAGTTCTTGTACACCACTCTAAATTAGCAACGTGGTTGTTCAATTTATTACCGTCTATATGGTTTACCTCTAATTTCCCGTCAGGATTCTGCAAGAATGCCTCAGCAACTAACCTATGTAATCTTTCCTGTCTTTCTCCAGCGTTAACAATCTTATATCCGTGACGAACATAACCAGAAAGCTCTTTACCTGATGTGCCAATAAACCGCCCACATTTGGACACTGCGCCCCTATTATTAGACAGTTTTTTAAATTCAACAGTCACGCACTATCCCCAAATAAAGTTGAGATAACCAGAAAATCCAGAGCTTGCAGGTGTCGCAACACCAGAACCCCATAACCAATAAAGCGCCGCGCCATCATAAATTCTAGGTATGGACGGGAGGCCAAATAAGAAGTTCTGCTCTGCCGCAAGGCCCAGAGTTGAAAGCGGTATTTGAGCTAACTCCCTTACCAAAGCAACCGAGTATTCACCAGAAACATAAGACGTAGAATTCTGGATCGTGTTTACCTCAGCAATCCCTGCATCTCCAGCCTGAAGAGGTACGTTGTAATTATATTTACCAGTACCAGTTGCGCCAGTATAAAGAATAATGCTGTTTGCTGCTGCGGTTTTACCAATTGGGAGAACTGTAGGCGTTGCGCGTGATGCGGTTTGCGCGGAGTTTGTATAACCAAGTGAAAGGTTAGGGGTTGCCGCACCTAATGGTGTTGCGTTTGAATTAAAGAATATAGCGTTCACGCCCGCGCCGTTCGTATATCTAGGAAGTAGCCAAGTAATAGTGTGCGTACCAGTGCCCGCATCCGTAATATTAATTTGTGTGCCAGCTATCGCGTTTGCATAGCTTGTGGCGAGTTTAAATGTAGTATCGCTTGCTTTAATCACATAATAATCTGTGGCTGTCGCCAAGGGCGCTGGAAGGGTTGTCGTGGTTGTTAATCGAACTCTAGTACCTGTAAGGATATTACTTGGAATATTTGCTGTGCTTGTGTAAGTGCATGTATCCGTTCCTGCATCAGCGGTAAATGTGTCCGACTGGCCAAGCGTGTTTGTTGTCGCCTGTGCAGTTGTGGTGGTTACGCTAGTAACGCGGTAAAATCCAACAACATCAACAAGTGCAAGTGTCCCCGGAACTGTAGTTGCCGCCGCTGTAACCGCAGACCCAGACAAGAGATATTTATAGTATGTTGATTGAACATTGCCGCCATGCTGGATTGCCCCGGCGCTTGTTGTGTTGTCTTTGACAGCCTGAAATGTAAGGTTTGAACCTGCGTTAAAAATCGCATCAGCACCGGGATTCCCAGCGCCACGAAAAAGCGTGTGCCATTCGTTTGCTACAGCAGCAGTGGTGGGGTTGAAGTTTTTGCTCCAGTTTGTTCTATATGTCTGACCGTTCGCTATTGCGTTAATAATTTGATCGTTTGATGAAAATCCCGGCATTTATCTCTCCCTTAATTGTAAACAAATTTTGCAGACCCGCGAACAGCAAGCCCAGAAAGCGAACCATTTGGCATCGCAAGTAAACTTAAATAAGCATCGTCCTGCACCTGCTCTAATTCATTCGCAAATAACAAAAAATCTTTATCATAGGGTGCATCTATACCACGAATCATGGTACTTGCTAACGGCTTAACTAGAACAAGCGCAAAAAACCCAGTATCAGCGCCAAGCATAGTAACACTTTGAACACTTCTCACACCCGTGTCGCCATCTTGCAGCGGAATAAACGGATATTGCGGCGATGTAGAGGAAGCGGTCGCAGCGGTTGTTATTGTCCCCGGCGCTGTAACTGCATTTTGCGTTACTGTTTTTGACGTTCTGCCTGCAGTACCGCTTGAGTTTGTATATGTGACAAAAAATTGCTGCCCGCCTGTACGAGATGAAATTGTAACGGCCATCATCTGAACGCCAGCGCCATCGGTATAACGGGGTAGTGTAATAGTATTATCCATCACCTGCGGGTCAGTATTACCATCTTCAATGGTGGGATAATAAAGAAGGTAATCACATAATATTAATGGCATCGGCAACGGGGTTGCTGTATTGCAAGCCGATCTTAAAAATCTTAAATATTTTTTTTGATCTGAGGCTACCGCCTGCCCGTGATAGATTCCGCCATCAGTGGATTGCTTGATTGCTGCCGCTGTTAATGGAGCAGCGTCGAACCATTGTTTTGCCCTTGGATTGCCCGCCGCTCCAGTTAAGTCATACCAAACGCCAGCGGTTGTTACTTGTGTAACATTCTTGACATAGTGAAAATCCCTCACCTGTCCGTTAAGCTCTGCGTCAACAAGATTGCGGACATTTAATGTCATACGCACCGCCCTGTTAATGCGGACGCTAATTGCCAATAAGTTAATTTGGTTTTATCTTTTACATTCATACCACCCTTGCCAGCAGCGATTGCTTTGCGCGGTGCTATAATTTGCGCTTCGCTGCAATCTGTACATGGGCGCTCAACGCGGGGCTCTTGCCCATCAACAATTGTTACCTTTACCGCTCTCAAACATTCCGAGCAATAATAAAGCGGCAGCCCTATCATGGCGTCTAGTTTCTTTTCAAGCGGTGAACGAAGGTCGGGCATTAAAAATTCGCCCTTACTTGAATAACAACGTCATACAGATTGCTTAATGATGTCGTCTCAACAAGATCGCCCTCATCATCAAAAACCCTGACCTCATCAAAAAGATACGGCGCTTTCGTGCTTGGGAATACCACCTGCATTCCATCAGTTATTTCACCCATTTCTATTCTTGAATAAAGCGGGTCTTTTACTTCTTTATCTTTATAAAATAGCGCAACCTCCATGTTAAGCCTCCGTTACTGTCAGAGCGCCTGCAGCAAATTGTGGTGTAATGCCAGCCGCGACAGCTAGAGAGGCATTCAACGCCCCGTAATGCCAAACGGTACCAACGCCAGAAACAGCCGTACCAGTAGCAACATGCGTCAGTGTCGCGCCCGTCACGCCGCACTGCGGAAATGAGATCGTTGCATCATTCGCAGTTGCACCTGAAGCAGCAGCATCCCAGCCTGTCGATCTGGCTACAGCTTGCCTTGCATAGTTCGTGTAAGATGTTTCATTGTCTGTCTGCTGGTTGGTTCCTGCGGTTAAGTTCCCAGTATGCAAGCTAACATATACGTTAGTAAATGGCGCAGCCGAGGCATTATCAGCCACGTTTGCCCATCCTGCTGCACTGTACATTAGATCAATGATTTCATTACACGTCGATGTTGATTTAGGCATGTCTTACCCCTTCACATTCATAATGTTCATAAGGTCTTGCTTTACCTTATCCAGTTTGGCCTGCTCAGCTTGCAACTCAGCGCGGGTTTTTTCGTTCTCCGCCTTAATCCGTAAGGCTTCTTCGTATTCACCCTGCTTTTCTGCAATTGCTGCGTTAGTAGCCTCTAATTTTTTTGAAGCTTTTTCCTGCTCAAGTTTTACTTGATTTAAGTGGCGCTCATAATCTACCTCCGCCCTTTTATTAGCTGCGGCAATAATACCATCGGCTTTTTCTTGTGCGTCCTTAATTTTATCGCTAAGCTTTGACACCTCGGACAAAAGAGCATCGCGGTCTTTTTCAAGGCCTGATACTGTTTTACCAAGATCTTCAGTTGCTTGGGCCAATGATTTTACTTGGTTTAGGGCATCACCAGCATCTTTGTATGCTTTGTATTTTACAAGGCCATCATTAACTATTTTTTCAAGTTCATTTATTTTCATTAGTAGTTCCTCGCTGAGCAGATTAAAACGTCAAGATCTGGTGATGTACCAAGCGTGCATTTCGGCCTAATCCAGCGGTAGTTTTGCAGGATTTGTGCGCCCAATTTTGCAGTCGCGGCAATGTCTGTTTCCGTCGTGTCGGTTAGGGTATGCCAGTCTGTATCGGTTGTAAGAACTGGATTCCAGACGTTTGAACCCTGCATCGTAATAACTCCGGTTGATCCGAAGTTACCAAGGATTGACAAAGCTTTATCAGCATGATTTGGCAATTCCCAAGGCTGGCCATAATCGTTAGTGGTCAACCCCTCCCACTTCACGTGTTGGACGTTACCTTTATTTTCTGTTTGTAGTGGCACTGTTGCCATGTTTAGTTCTCCTTCTTATATTTAGTTTTTATAGCCTCAACTTTTTCTGCGTAAGTCTTATATTCAGACGGGAGGTCTGCTACAAGAAAGTCAGCTAGATATTGAATTGCCCTTCGTATTGCGTCCATACCTTCGCCATCTATTTTTTTAAACTCACCCCTACGATTATTTGTTATAATTTCTAATTCTTCTTGTGGTGAAATATCTTTTTCTGTGACTTCAACAAGATTGCCTTCGCCATCATAAAGCTCGTGTCTGTGTTTCATTATACTACCCTCAACCAGATAATCGGCATACTTTGTGCATAAGTGGGCGTGCCAAACGGTGTTGGCAATGCTCCGTATGTGTGCGCTGTATAAAGGCCATAAGAAGGCGTTCCAGCACTTGAATCAGTGTTTCCTAAAAGGCTTACAAGCATCCCGCCATCATAAGAAGAAACGCTGCGAACTCCGGGCGTTGCACTAAATACTGCCGCCAGAAAATAAACTCCCGGTGAAAGTGCTTGCGATATTGTTACTTCAACCTCAGCAATGCTAGACGTGCTAACAGTTCCGCAATCTAAAACAAGCGTGCTAGGGGCACCATTTGAGCAGTTATAAATTCCAAGTCGCGCATCCCCCGCAGCGCCTGTGCTTACTCTTATTCCTATTCTTGTGAAAGTTGCAGCAGTGCTAACAATAAACGGAATGCCGTACATTCTATTTGCTGTGACTGTTGTTGTGCCAGAATCAAAATCAACAGCACCGCCTGAATAATACCTGTTTGTGGCATAACCAGATGCTAACGGGTTCGCCGATACAGGAAGCACTTCAAATGCCGAACCGCCCGCGCCATCCGCTGTCAGAACGTAACCATCAGTGGCCGCACCAGATCCGAATATTGAAACGTCAATCGTCGCTGGGTCGTCATACGTTAAAGCATCCGCGCTTGATGTATCGAGAAATAGGATTTTATCATCACCAACCATCGTGCCTGAAGAAGCACCTGAAACCGTTCTGGAAGGCGGCGCAAAGAATCAATTCCACCTGTCTTTGCAGGAAGTTGAAAGCCCTTCCCAGTATGTGGCCGGTTATATCCGTATCTCCCGCAAAATGCTGGATGATGTTCAGGGTATGACCACTTTCCTGCAATCCCGCCTTTTGGAGTTGCTGCTCCGCACTGAGGACACTCAGATCATCAGCGGCGACGGCACCAGCCCGAACCTGTCCGGTATTACTGACAGCGGAAACTTCACCGCTGCAAGTACTTCCGAAACTGCCGAGGCCATGATGCTGATTGATGCAATCAGTCAACTCGAAGGGTACGACCGTGAGGCAAACGGAATCCTGCTGAACCCGACCGATTACTGGAACCTGGCCAAGCTGACCAACCTGAACCAAAGTTCAGCGGTTGTAACCAGCGAAAACGGTGTCCTGCGAATAGGTGGCGTGCCTGTTTTCCGCTCTACGGCGGTGACTGCTGATAAATACATTGTGGGCGATTGGGTAATGGGTGCAAACCTGCTTACTCGTGAGGCTCCCCGTGTTGAGTTCTTCTATGAAGATGGAACGAACGTAACCACGAACAAAGTAACCGTCCGGGTTGAGGAAAGGGTTGCCCTGCCGATCTACGGAAGCAACTACTTCATTTACGGCGACTTTGGCAATGTGTCCTAATAGCTTTGTGTGGCTGTGATCTGTGATTATCCGGGGTAGG